TAGTGGCGCTTAGTAGTGTCCTCAAGGGATACCATATCAGACCCACATAACACATAACCGTCTAGGGCAGTCAGGCAGGCTCGTATATCTTTACCGTAGTCCTTGTCCACACCGGGGATATTTACCAGTGGGTTTCTGTGCTTAAACCTCAGAGTGTTCGTGAGTCCAGATGCACCAGCTACTAAATACCCGTCTTTATTGTTCGACAAGAAACCATTTACAATTGCCAGCCTGTGGGAAATAACAGTAAGCCCGTCTAGGATTGACACAGCAGGGTCTTTATCTGCTAAGTCTTTAACACTGTCACATAAGTCAGTGCCATCCCTTACTTGCTCAATTCTGTCCTCTGTCCCATCATCATTACGTCCCTTGTATTTGAAAGTCCTTGGTGCCCACCCTAATGAGTATAGCCAGTCTTTTACCTGTGGCACAGAGTTTGGGTTGCCATCCTCATAACCATCAATGATTGTGACAGGTTGTGTTACAGTAGGTGGAAGTCCAAGATTATCCAACGTCTCTAGCCAAGATTGACCAAGTGCGGATAGGCTACCATCTTTCTTATACATCACCCTTGGCATTGTCCTTACCTTGGTGATGGGCTTCTTAGGCATTGCCTTAGATAGTGCGATCTCCTTCTCACTCTTAAGTGCAGTCAAGGTTTCAGATAGTGCTGTAGCTTTCTCAACATCTAATCGCCACCCGTAATTCTCTTGATCACGCAGGCATGACATCTTGAAGTTAAGGTATTCAATCAGGCGTTTTGCGTTATCATCATCCTTGTAGTAAAGCCTTCCAAGTTTATGCTCTAAATCTTTCCACAACAAGGTGTTGATCTTAACATCTTCTTCGCACCTTACCTTGTATTCCCCAAGGCTAAGGCCTTCCCAATCGTCAACCTCTGGCTTAGGCACACCATAAAATTCACCATATGTAGCAAGGCCATGTCTGGCGTTGTTAAAGTTAAGATACCAAGATAGTGGTAATGTGTCGATAACCTTGGCTGTGATCTGGATACTGAGCAAACGCTCCAATACAGGGATGTCATAGCAGATGATGTTGTGCCCTATAAGAGTATCAGCGCCCAACGCAAACTTTCTAATATCACCGTAGTCAGACAGTGTGTGACAAATGCCAGCCTCATCCATATAGCTAAGACAGTGTATCTTTGTAGGCCTAAGACCGTCTGTTTCTATGTCAAATACTGGCATACTATCCTACCCCCTTGCCCAATATGTAAACTCAATGTGATCACCAACAACACTGTAGTTTACAGGGAACTTCCCGCTTGGGGAAGGCATCCCTAGTTTCTTACACTTCCTCTGTAGCTCTGCCCTGATAGGCTCAACGTCAATATTATCAGTAAACTCGGCCACATCTTTGCTATCACTAACCCGCATTAACTTAACAATGAAGTTTGGGTGGTCAGCTAATGCCTCTCTTGCTGCGTTAGCCTCAGCCTTTACCTTATCCAGTAGAGCTTCCGGCAGTTTTACATAGATAACTAGATACGCCGACTTTAATTTTGCATTGTAGTCCATATCACCCACCTCCTAACTGCGTTGCCTGTAGGATAATGGCCAGTGGGATCATTGCCAGTAGCCATACGCCCAAGTCTCGGTCAGTCTTATCTCCGTATGATATGTACAAGATAAGAGCTACAATCCAGATTACAATGAACATACACTAATCCCGCATGATAGTTTCAGTTAGGTGGTGCAAACCATCGTCACCTGTTTTCTGCCAATACTTACGAACGATAGTCATAGCTGGCTTGGACCGTGCGTCATTAACAGCAACCATCATCTTAGCTTTCTGTTCGCCAGCCTTCTTACGCAGGTTATCAATGTCTAGTTGAAGTTGTTGGTCTAGGTGGTAGTAGGCAACACCCACTGCCTTTTCAAGATGTTTGACCACTTCATCTCGACGCGCTTCAATATGCTCTCCACCCTTGATAGGATCTGGTTTCCATTTTTCATTGTTTGTTGAGTCAGTCATTTAATAATTCTCCTACATTTCTGACATTGTGAAGCTGTCTAAGTCAAACAGCATCTCACCAGCAAAACCTTCAAGTGATGTTGGCCTGTTCTTCTCAATAAACAGCTTAGTCGTGTTACGTTCTAAGACATCCTCAGCTTCCTTGTTGCGTTGGATGTCGATGATTACACTAGCACGTTGACCCACCATCTTACAATACTTAACATCGCCATTCTCATTAGTGTGTGCAATGGTAACAATACCTACATTAAGGTCAGCAGCTAGTTTAGACAGCCTGATAGCCAGTTCAGCTAGGGCAGACTCCTTGCTTGATTCATCAGAGGTTGTCACGACATCCTGAATAGGTTCAAAGAACACAAACTTACATCCATACCCCTCTCTCATTAACCTAATCTGATTGATCAGGTCATCAGCACCTTGATGCTCTTGAAGAAAGAATTGGTAGAAGTTCCCAGATCCTGCAATCTTAGCAATGGATGCTCTTACCTCCTCAACCTTCCCCTTTTCCTCAATCAAATCCTTGCGTGTCATATTATCCTTAAGGTCGTAGGACACAAGACCTAATATGGATCGTAGCTTAGTCTCCTCTAAATGCCATGTAGCAAACGGAACACCTTGCTCTAGCATGTTGTTTTCTAAGTATCGCATAAGCTCAGTCTTACCTATGCCAGTTGGTGCTTTCAGAACAGTGAAGTGACCCTGCATCAACCCCATAATCTTATCATCCAAGGCCTTGATACCCGTAGGAACATAGGTGTGGTCTGGTGTGTGATCAAACAACTCTAAGAAGTCATCTGCACTATGTAAGATGTTGTCAGGTACATATCGTTGTGCATTCCACCAAGCATTGCTAAACTCTTGTTGCTTGCCTGCCATCAGGAAGTCATTAGCATCCTTGAACTTTGAGTGGTCAACACGATAGACCTTGCCGGGGAACAGGTTGTTAATCTTAGCAGCGACTTCACCGCCGGGGCCATCATTATCAACAGATAGGATAATCTTATCAAAACCATTGAGCCACTTGCTTACATTAGGCCACATCTTAGATGATACCGTAGCGCTTGGTAGTGACACAACAGGGTTAACAAACCGAGGGTTGGTGTTGACCATCTGGTACACAGACATAGCATCTAGTTCGCCCTCTGTGATCGTTACAGTCTTACTTGATCCAGATGTAAACAGGTTCATCCCCCATAGCTCATCTGTCCTGAAGCCTTGTGTTGTCTTGAAGCCTTTCTGGTCAAGCATCCGTGTCTTTACCCCACCCGATGGGTAGGTGTATGTTTGTGCCTTCCCTTGTGGGTCGGTATGAACACCAAAGATCTCCATAGTCTTTGCTGTGATACCCCTTAGAGGTGCGTAGTTCATCTTACTCCCGACCTCTTTATTGTTATTGAACACACCCAACTTTGTAGGGTATTTCTTGGTAAACTCTGGTGCATATGATACACCTTGCAGCGGATACCCATTGCCACAACTAAAACAATTACCGCCCTGCTCTTCGTCATTATACCCAAACGCATCACTGCTAGAGCAGTCAGGATGGGGGCAGGGCTGATTATTGATCCACATTTATTTTGTCCTTTCTGCACTACTTAAGTTATTTCTTATGTTTTTCAACATCATAATGATATTAAAATCTTAGGAGAATAACTTAAGTAGTTACCTATAGTATACACAACATTTTGAAATTTGAAACCGTCTAGCCCGAAGATTTATGCGATTAGTCATCAATTTTCTGTTAGGTGTTGCCGAATTGTCGCAATAGCCCTTGCTTCTGTGCGCCCAACAGCTTGTGTTGTTGTGTGCATAATGATTGCCAGACCCTCTTTTGTCTTGATAGGGTCATCTAGATAGAGTCCAAAGATAACCTTTTTCTGGTTGTCAGTCAGGGTCGCCAAGGCATCCTTAATTTTATCAAGATTGTTCTTAGCTTGTTCAGCAATAATCATGGAGCCTTCACCATCTGGATCACTTGATAGGATGGTGTCCATATCCTCACCATAGTCCACAACGCTGGTATCCCGGTAGCTATTCAGGATCTCATTACGAATTGAGGCGGTAGCAAATGCTTGGAAACTCCCTACTTGTGCAGAGTATGCCTTAGCGGCCTTCACAAGACCTACATAAGCTGTTGAGGTTACGTCCTCTAGGTCATCACCTTGGCGCTTCATCTTGCGTGCTAGGGATGCAGCTAGTGGCATCCAGTCTTTAACTTCAATGTTCATTTTACTTCCCCTTCAAGATTGACCCATTTAAGATTGACCCCTTTAAGATTGACCCCTTTAAGATTGACCCCTTTAAGATTGACCCCTTTAAGATTGACCCCTTTAAGATTGGCACCTACAAGATTGGCCCCTTCAAGATTGGCCA